TGAGTTGCGGCGGAGACGCGAAGCGCTGGAGACAACCCTCCGCGGCTTAATTCGGCGCTCCGCTCCTCCGCCGCAACCAGCTCCGCCCGCTCCAAAAACGCCAGCACATCCCGCCCCAGCAGCAGCGGCAGATACTCGTTCAGCAGGCGCTCCGGCCAATCCCACCAGCGCAGCGCCAGCAACCGCTCGACGATCTCCGGCCCATACCGCAGCCGAATCAGCTTGGCCGGATTGCCGCCCACGATCGCATACGGCGGCACGTCCTTCGTCACCACGCTGCCCGCGCCCACCACCGCCCCGTCGCCGATGTGGACCCCCGACAGAATCATCACGCCATAGCCGATCCACACATCATTGCCGATCCGCACGTTGCCCTTCGTCATCGCCTGGCCATCGATGCCCGCCGCCCCCGGCCAGCGCTCCGGCCACACCGAGAACGGATACGTCGTCACCAGGTCGGTGTGATGCTCTCCGCCGAGCAGCACCGTCACGTTCGCCGCGATAGAGCAAAACTGGCCGACAACCAACTGGCTGTCATACCCGCCCCAGCGCAGCTCGCGCACCTCACCGCAATACGTTCCCCGGCCGGCGATCATCTACGGATAATTCCCCCTTAGCACTAGGAAGTGAGCCCCCTGCCCCCTAGCTTCTCACTTGTCGATCTCGCGCAGTTCCCGCAGTTCCCGCTTCCGCTCCACCGTCGCCTTCGTCGTGAACGCCGCGAACACAATCGCCAGCACCCCACTCAGCGCCGTCCACAGCTCCGCCGGGAACCCCGGCACCACCAGGAAGAGCACTGTTTGCAGAAGGAACAAAATCGCCACCCAGAACTTCGGATCCCGCATCAGAATGTTGATCGTCTCCATCGTAAACACCCCTTACCTTATGCTGACACTAACCAGCCAGCATCGACATCCCGGATGGGCTGGCGGATTCTCGAACTGCTTCCCCGCATACCGCTCCTGCGCTCCCCGCCCGCCCGGATGCACGAACGGCTGGCCGATCCCCACCACCAGCGCCTCCGCCTCTTGCTCGGCAATCGACGAGGGCGCCGCCCCGTCTGCGCCCCAGGTCACACCGCCCAGCGCCGAGCAGATCGGACACACCCGCTCATCGTTCGCCGTCCGCCAGGAGACCCCCTCGATCACCCCGCTCGCCCGCCAGGCCGCCAGATTCGCCTCCGCATAGGCCCGGGTCACCTCGGTCGCCGCAATCAGCGCCGCCCGTTTCCCCCCGAAGATCGGCCCCAGCTCCTCGATCAAATCGCTCAGCGGCAGCCCGTTGCTTGCCCAGCGTTGAATCGCCTGGCTCAGCACCACCCGGCTCCGCTCATCCAGCAGCCGCACCAGCTCGAATGAATACCGCTGCACCCACTCCAGCACTTCGGCATTGATCAACGTCCAATCAATCCCGATCTCCAGTTTCTCCTCCGGTCGTTGGTCGTCGGTCGTCGGTCGTCCTTTTCCTAGCACCCCATCCACATCCGCAGCGCCCGCCGCCAGCCCAGCCAGCGCCGCCTCCCGTAACAGCCCGTACAACACATCGCGCACTGGGGGCGACGCCTGCGCCAACCGCCCCTCGGCCCCGGCCGCCTCCGCCAGCGTCATCCCCTGTGGTAGCGCCGCCCGGAGCTGCGCCCGCAACGCCCTGGCGATCCTTGGTAGCCAGCGCGCCTCGATCCCCAGCCGCAACCGCAGCCCGCCGGCATCCCCCTGCTTCAGCTCGGCGACGTTCCACCCACCCAACGTCCCATCATCAGGGGTAACGCTCCCAAAAGGGTCTTCGGACTTACCGCCCCCCTGTCGTCCCGTCACTTGCGGCGGCGTCTGCGTGATCGCCAGCACGCCGATCTGCTGCTCATTCGCCGCCCGGAAGCCATCTTCCTCCGGCGGCACTGGGGACAAATTCACCAACGCCCGCGCCTCGCTGCGCGTCACCAGCCCGCCCAGGAACGCCCGCGTCGCTGTGGCCCATTTGCCTTTCTCATCCTCGCGCAGCGCCGGCACATTGCTATAGTCATACGCCAGCCAGTGCTCCGCGCCGCTCGACAGGCCGGCGTTGAACCCGTCCTCGAACCGGCGATAGATGCCGGGCACCAGGCTATCTTCCCAGAACGCCGACCGTGCTTCGGCGTAGTTTGCGAACGTGCTCCGCTCGAGCCCCACCCGTGCGCCCACGATGATCGGCGGCACGCGCAGCACCATGCAGATGCGCGCCTCGTTGCGAAAGTCCAGATCCGAGAACGTCATCTCCTGCATACTCAACCCGAGCCGCTGATACTCGGCGTCGGCGTCCAGGATCATCACGTCGCCCCAGTTCTGCACCCCGCCATATTGCGCACGCAATCGCTCTCGGATGCGCTTGACCTCCGTATCGACCAAATGTTGCTTGCTCTTGAGGAGACCGAAGGGCGCCACCGCGTTGTCGAAGAAATTCTTGAGGAACGAGGTCGTCGCGTTATCCACGTCCACCGGCTTCGCCGCCGCGCCCAGCGGACTCGTGCCCCGGCCCAGGCCCTCGAACGGATCGGCCGGATTCGGGTATTTCACGTGGATGATCTCATCCGGCAGATAGGGCTCCCGGCTCCAGGCGCCCTGATCCGCCGGATCGTACACATAGCCCAGCAGCGGCTGCTCGCGCGTCCGCCCCGGCACCGGCCGCACCCGATCGCTGCGCAGCGGGAACAACCCCGCCGGCACCGCATCCTGAGCGGAGCGCAGCGCAGTCGCAGGAGCCTGCCAAATAAATGCATTCCCGTCGAGCTCGAGGTAGGTGATCAAGAGCTCCATGAACTCGTACCAGCTCTGCCACGGATTCGGCTTCAGCAACAGGCTGGACAGCGGATGCGCATCCGGCAGCCGCTCCGGCTTCGCGCGCTGCCCGGTGTACGCCACCAGCGGCGCCAGCGCCGCGCTCTGCGCCTTCGCCGCGATGCAGGCAAACACGATCGCATTATCGCCGTAGCCCGCCTCGGCAAAGCCCTGCAGCGTCGGCGGCGTCCAATCCGGCTGGCCCTGGCGCCACAGCGGCCACGCCCACGGCGTCTCCACCAGCGTCGGCGCGCCGGCCGCCGCCTTCACCCGCTCCAACCCCACCGCCCGGGCCATCAGATCTACCACGCTCATTACGTCAAGCCCCCGTGTCCCAACAGTCATTCCCGCCTATGCGGAAATCCAGTCCCCGTCCTTATGCTAACAACGCCTTATCCCCCGCCATCCGTCGTCCGCCGCTTCCACTCGTCCGGCTTCACCGCCGCCAGCACCCCGAGGCCCAGCCACCACAACCCCGCCGCCACCACCGGCCACGACATCCCCCGGAACACCACTACCCAGCCCAGCAGCGCCAGGCTCACAAAACACACCAGCGCCACCCAATCACCCACACGCATCAGCGCCTCCTGCGTCGTCGGTCGTCGGTCGTCCGCCGTCACACGTAAATCCCGCTCGTCCCGCCGGCGCACCGTAACAGCCCGTACACCAGCGCATCCACCAGATCATCATGCGCGCCCACTGGGAACGTCAGCAGCTCGTGCTCCAGCGCATCCGCCCCCGGCCCCAGCACGATGCGCACCATGTTCGCTTCGAAGAAGCGTGTCACCCCGTAAGCCCGGGCCACCTTATCGCCCGCCGGCTCCACCTCGATCAGCGGGATCCCCTCGCTGCGCAACTGCTGGCGCAGGCTCTTGCCGCTCGCCCGTGCCTCGACAATATGATCGGCCTCCGGAAACCGCACCATCAGCCGCTTCGCCTCCCGCACCAGCTCCGGGAACTCCAGCCTGGCGTGCGCCTGCACCGCCACATAGAACATCCCGTCCTCGCCTTGCCCCACCAGGATCGCCGTCGAGAAGTCCGATTGCTCCCGGCTTTCGTAAGCCGTATCCCAGGCCACCACCGCCCGCACCAACTTCGGCAGCTCCGCCACATATGTCAGCCAGCCGAGCTTGAAGACCGTCCCCTCATCCTGCCGGGGCTCCTGATCGAACAGCGCCGCCCAATCCCGGCTCCCGATGCTGGCCTTGATCTGCGCCAGCGCCGCCTCGTCATAGCGTTCGGCATCCAACGCCTCGCCCGGCTGCCTCCCCAGCGGATCCCCCGCCTTCGCCAGCGCCGGCAAACTCACGACCGTCCACTGATCCGCCTTGGCATCCTCCGCCGCCCGCCGCAACAGCCGCCCCGCCAGATCGTCCTCGTGCCAGCGGGTCATCACCAGGATCATGCGCCCGCCCGGCTCCAACCTGGTGCGCAGCGTCGAGGTGTACCAGCGCCAGATCGCCTCC